AAGGTGACTTTGTTCGTTGGTGTCAGTTAGGTGGGTTATGGAACTTTGTAGCATTACATGGAGTCTTCGGACTTATAGGTTTCATGCTCAGACAATTTGAGATCGCAGGACTTGTAGGTATCAGACCTTACAACGCACTAGCATTCTCTGCTGTTATCGCAGTCTTCACTAGCATCTTTCTGATCTATCCATTAGGTCAGCATAGTTGGTTCTTCGCACCATCATTCGGTGTCGCAGCAATCTTTCGTTATATCTTATTCATACAAGGTTTCCACAACATTACATTGAATCCATTTCACATGATGGGTGTTGCGGGTATCCTAGGAGGAGCACTACTATGTGCCATCCATGGAGCTACAGTACAAAACACACTGTATGAAGACACATCACAATACACTGAAGGTAAGATTCAATCTACAACTTTCAGAGCATTTGATCCTACACAGGAAGAAGAAACTTATAGTATGATCACTGCTAACAGATTCTGGTCACAGATATTTGGTATAGCATTTTCAAACAAAAGATTCTTACACTTCTTGATGTTGTTCGTACCTGTCATGGGTATGTGGACATCATCCATAGGTATCGTAGGTCTAGCACTTAACCTCAGAGCATACGACTTTGTATCTCAAGAGATAAGAGCAGCAGAAGACCCAGAGTTCGAGACCTTCTACACTAAGAACATTCTTCTTAATGAAGGTATGAGAGCATGGATGTCATCAGTTGACCAACCACATGAGAACTTTGTGTTCCCAGAGGAAGTTTTACCTCGTGGTAACGCACTCTAAATAATATTGTTCGAGATCAAAGACCTCCTATTGTAGGGGGTCTTTTTTTATGCTATACTGAGGGAAATCCGACTTTTCTGTCCAGAAAAAGTGGAAAAAATATTTCGGGTATTTTTTCGCTGTAGGGTTTTTTAGATAAATAATAGTGTACACGAGGTTACGAACGATGAAAACTATCGAAGAACACATTCAGTATGACTTAGACCACGTAGACGATCCAACAGTTTCTAGTGCTGCTAGAAGACACTTAAAAGTAGAGTTGGAAGAGTTACAGGAGTATGCTGAACACCATAAAGATGAGATCCAAGCAGGAGACCATCACGACCCAAATGCTCTAGAGCTATTTTGCGATTTACACCCAGATGAACCTGAGTGCTTAGTTTACGATGATTAAATGAACTTTATTGGCATATATGATGACATTTTGACTGCCGATGATTGTAATGTCATAATTCAATATTTTAACAAACACCCCGACAAGGAATCGGGGAAGATAGGGTATGGTTTTGTCGATCCTGAGTTAAAGGACTCCACAGACCTCTATACGAGATTTACGGAGTCCAGTTTGACTCATCGGATTATCTACAGTTCCCTAGTAAAGGCATTTGAGCAATACGAGAAAGAACATAAAAATTTACAATATACTGACAGATTTACGTTACACGACAGTTTCAACATACAGCACTATAAACCAAAAGGCGGTTTTAAGTTGTGGCATCATGAAACGACTAATTTCACTAATTATCCGAATCCGCAAACAACACGTGCTTTGGCATGGAGCGTATTTCTAAATAATTGCTCAGATGGAGGAACAATGTTCCTTGAGCAAGGGTTTACTATGGAAGCGATTGTTGGCAGAATAGCGATCTGGCCTGCTTCATGGACACATGTACATAAAGGGCAGATATCTGAGATTGAAGAGAAATATATAGCTACTGGATGGTTCAATTACGAGGTTCCTCAACAACAACAATGAATTTTACTGTTTACTCAAAAGACGGTTGCCCATACTGTGACCGCATCAAACAAGTATTAACACTTGCCAAATTACAACATGTGGTATATGATCTGAATACGGACTTCAACCGACAAGATTTTTACGAAGAATTTGGAGTTGGGGCAACTTTCCCCCAAGTCACATGTAATGGTAAAAAATTAGGTGGTTGTACCGATACAGTACATTACTTAAGAGAGCACAACTTTGTCTAAACCTATTGACGATGTTTACGAACTTGCTGAAAAAGCAATGGACGTAGCAATACTAGAAAAGAGATTCTTATTCAAGATATATCCTCTTCTACAGCACTCTAAAGCGACTAGGAAGTCTGTTTTAGAGTTTTTGGAGTCAACTACCGCTAAGGCGATAGAAGAGACCGCACACGACCTTGAGGAGTACATCAAGGGAGGAAAAGATTCAGAACACGTTCAAATACGTGAAGCGTACCACTTCCTTAGCAAACCAGAAGCGAGGAAAATTTTAAAATACTTGAGAGGAATTATTGAAGATGCCAAAAGATACGAGTGGGATCACCGACCAGGCAGAAGGAAAAGATCCGTCGCTAAATAGAGGCATAGAGCTTATGTTGCCAAGAGCAAGGAGGGAAAGAAAGTCCAACATCGACTTTGATTTGACCCTCCCTTTGCTTAAATGGAGGTGTCGATTAAGAATAAAATTTGACATCACGGAGAATCATGGAAACTAACTTAATGATCTATGTTGCTAGTATTAGCACCATATTCGCCTTTGGATTAGGCGGTGTGATAGGATGGATATATAGAGGTACAGTAGATACTAACACGTACAAAAGACAACTTGATAACCTTCATCCAGAGTTTTTGGATGGTAATGGGGCATACGTAGAAGAAGAACTCCTAGCAGTTCGTTTTACAGATCCCGACGACCTACTTGACGAAGATGAGGATTGATAGTATACTGATTTGATAAGGTAACATTATTATGGCGAAAAAATTACCAAATGATGCGTTGTTGACTGAAATCATACAACAAGTCTCTTCTGCTAAAACTAAGAAAGAGAAAGTAGAATTATTAACAAAGTACAACAACAATGGACTTAGAGCACTCATGATCATCAATTTTGATGAAACGCTCAAGTTCATGCTCCCAGAGGGTGATGTACCATTCAAAAGGAATGAAGCACCCGCAGGAACTGAGCATACTCGACTAGATCATGAATATAAAGGGTTCTATCGCTTCTTTAAAGGTGGCGATGACACTCTTACCTCTATGCATAGAGAGAAGTTGTTTATACAACTCCTAGAGGGTTTACAAGAAGATGAAGCGGATTTATTCGTTCTTGCTTGTAACAAGAATCTTCAATCTAAGTATAGAGTGACTAAAGCAGTGGTATCCGAAGCATTCCCTCAAATTGAGTGGGGCGGTAGAGGATGACCGTTTGGGCAAAGAATGACGATGTACCAGAAAAGCAAGATAAGTACAATATCGTCGTTTTAGAGATTGATTGCGATAAGAAAGTCGCTGACAATCCTAAACTTCCTCGCAATTCCTATATTGTCACTTATATGACAGATGGAGTCGAACATCATGATATTATTATTGGTCTCAAGGTCAATATTTTTGATTGTTACTACGATTCCCTAGGTAAGGGCAGTTTACAAAGTATAGAGTACACCAGTGGACAAATCACAGCAAAACTCTTCGATGCCAAAAAGTATATTGACGCATCAAATAAAGGAGCTACAAAACCGAAAAAATGACTTGTTTGACTTCAAGTCAGAAACAGAAGATATCGACGATTTAGCAGACGAGATCTTCGAGGCACTTTATCAACATACATCATCACAGCGTAATGAAACTGAGACCGACACCAGTCAAATTGATATCAATAACTCCTGATGCTGAAAAGACTATGGGGTTCATCGCAAGAGTATCCAACCCTAATAATCAGGAAAACCCTAAAGTGGCAGGATTACTTAAATACTGTATTCAGCATGAACACTGGTCAGTATTCGAGCAAGCAACTATGACACTAGAGATTACAACCACTAGAGGTCTAGCAGCACAGATATTGAGACATAGGTCATTTACGTTCCAAGAGTTTAGTCAGCGATATGCTAACACTAACCTATTGGGTGAGATACCCATACCAGACTTAAGAAGACAGGACGAAAAGAACAGACAAAACAGTATAGATGATATAGACCCAGAGGAGAGAAAAAGACTACAGAAGGTAATAAAGAAGTATTTTGCTGAGGGAATAGACTTATATAATGAACTTATTCGGTCAGGTGTCGCTAAAGAGTGTGCTAGATTTGTACTTCCGTTAGCAACTCCTACCAAACTCTATATGACGGGATCATGTAGGTCGTGGGTTCACTATATAAATTTAAGAAGTGCTCACGGAACTCAAAAAGAACACATGGACATTGCTGAAGAATGTCGTAGGGTGTTCATACGAGAGTTCCCTACAGTATTAGAAGCACTTGATTGGACAACATAATGGCAATTTACCCAGTTAAAAACTTAAAAACAGGAGAGATGAAAGAACTCCAAATGACTCTTGCTCAATATGAAGAGTGGAGAGACAGCAATCCCGACTGGGATAAAGATTGGAATGCAGGAGTCTGCGATGCAGTCTCTGGAGTTGGGGATTATCAGGACAAGTTACCTGATGGTTTCAAAGACCGACTTCGTAATGTCAAAAAACATCATCCTTACGCTAAATTCGAGGCTCCTTAGTCTATGCCAGTTAAAGAAAAGAAACAACCTTCTATGGTTGGATTGACCAAAAGACAAATGAAACGCAAACCCATTAACTCAGGATATCTAACTCAGATAAAACCCCTGACTCCAAGTCAGGAGAAAGTTTTTGATGCGTTCTCTAAGCAAAAGAATCTCTATCTATATGGAGCAGCGGGTACAGGTAAAACCTTTATAGGTATGTACCTTGCTCTACAAGAGATTTTAAATGAACAATCATCTTATGATAAACTGTACATTGTCAGATCATTAGTGCCTACCAGAGAGATTGGATTCTTACCTGGTGACCATGATGACAAGGCAGAGCTATATCAGATACCATATCAGAACATGGTACGCTATATGTTCAAGATGCCTGATGATGCTAGCTTTGATATGCTATATGCTAATCTAAAAGCACAAGAGACTATCTCATTCTGGTCAACATCTTTCTTACGTGGTACTACACTGGACAACTCTATTGTATTAGTAGACGAGTCACAGAACTTGAATTTTCACGAGTTAGATAGTATTATAACTAGACTAGGTGTCAACACAAAGATTATCTTTGCGGGTGACGCAGCACAAACTGATCTTGT